GCGGAAACGTCATAGATTTTGGGAATCTCCGTGTGGACAATGGTCCGGTCCCTGGAGCCTTCCTCCCTCAAGACGTAATACTTGCCGACTTTGAAGCGCCAGCTCATTTTGGTGATCATGCCTGCGTCGATATCTTCGTACAGGCCCCGGGCCAGCTCGGTCTTGTCCAGGTCGGCTGCCATGAACAGGCCGTTCTCGTTTGCTTCGACGACCAGGGTGTCGTTGGTGATCCGGGCGAAAACGCGACCGGCATGGTCGAACTGCATGATGACGTCGCTCATGTCGGTGTTATCGAAGCAGCCGGGTTCAAACCGTTCATAGGTCTTGCCACATTCGCCGTCATCGTAAAGCAGGTAAGTTTCATACCGGGCCGCATAGCCCTCGACATATTTCTTCGTGTCAAACCGCTTTTCGCCTTCGGTGACCGGGGTCAGCGTGATGGCGCGGCACTGGGCCTGGTCTTTGAATTTGATCTTGTCATTCGGGGTCATTTTCTTCACCCTCCTTCGGGGGCTCCGGGTCCGTTGCGGGCTCCGGTTTCTTGGTGGCGTTCAGCTGGTTCTGGGTGGCCGCGAGCTGCTCCTGCAGCTGAGTTACCTGGTCCAGCTGACTGATTTCGGTGTACTCCTTCCGGATATAACGCTTGTCACCGTCCTCTACATGAGGCAGGTGCCAAATGTCCATAACGCCGTTGGTGCTCAGAATGCCTCTATCAAAGAGGCCCTGGCTGACCAGCAGCTTGTCGTTGTTGGTCATGTACTGCAGCCGGTTGGCGCTCCAGTGGATGGCGTTCTTCCGGGTGCGCTGGTTCGCGGTAAAGGTCATGCAGGTCATGGCCTGGGAAAGCTGCAAGGAGAAGGGTTCGATTTTGCCTTCGTAGTACGCGGACCAATCGTCGCCGGATGCCTGGTTCAGCAGGATCTTCTCATTGCAGCCAAAATAGGTATAGACGCGGCCGTCGATGATTTTCATCTGCTCCGGTTCCACAATCTTTGCGACGGAGTTGATCTGCTGAATGTTGGAGTATGTATTCGGGAAAAGCGCCAGGCCGCCGCTTTCAGGGCCGAGGTTGTCCCGGACCCACTTTTCGCGGTCCTTTGTCAAATCTCCGCCCTTTGCAAAGTTGGCGACCGTGGCCATGAAGCGGAAAGACGCGCTGTTTTTGATGCCCTCCGCGATGCCCTGGTTCTGTGTGCTAATCAGCTGCATCGTGGGGTTCAGCACATCGTTGCTTTCGCCGGTGATGTCGTTCCGGTAAAGGTATTTACTGACCACGCCGACCCGGCTCAGTTCAATGGCTGCCTTCTCTCCGGTGCCGAAGGTGTAAACCACAAAGGGTCCGCCGTTCATTTCCCGGAGCTCCGTCTGATCCGGGGCGGCGGGATAATAACCGATGATGCGGTCCCACTGGTCAAGTACCGGCAGAATGAAGCAGGTGTTCTGGGCTTCGTAAATGGTCGCGACTTTGTAAAGGAACTGAGCCGAAAGCATAAAGGGGTTCGGCTTGCTGTCCAGGATCGCCTGCAGGCCGGTGCTGTCGGGGCCGTTCACATGGGGCTGCAGCTTGCTGCAATGGGTGGCGAAGGTATGGATGCAGGCCCGTGTGAGCTCCATCTCATAGACGCCGCCGTCGTAGGTAGTGAAGACGGGAGTGTAGCCGTCGAGCATCTGGAAAAACGCACCGAGCTCTTTCTTCACTTTGATCTTTCCGAATAGCTTGTCAAATGCGCCCATCCGGGTTCCTCCTATTCTTCGTTGCGTAACTGGTCGCCGATTTGGTCATACCATTTTTGTCTGACCGTCAGCGCGTCTATGACGGCGACAAAGCCGTCGATATGGCACCGCGGGTCGATCTTGACCGGGCGAATCTTGCGGGTTTCTTCATTCTGTTTCATGCCCACATTCAGGAAGTGGGCCTTTAAGACGTTATTGGTGCCGAGCTGCAGCGTCTGATCCCGCAGCAGGCCGTCAACCTCATGGATGACCGGGGTTAGGTTTTCGCCCTGGTAAACGTCGTCCATGTGGAATCCGTATTGCTCCATCTGCTGGACTAGGTACTGCGCGGAGTAGCGGTCATAACCAACCTGGAGCGGGAGGATTTCGTATTCCTCCACTAGCATCCGGAACCACTCGAAGCAGTCATTATAGTCCACAAAGTTTTCGCCGCTGGGCTTTATCAGGCCCATGCTGACGTATAGCCTATACGGGACGCCTTCTCTTTCCTGCAGTTCTTCGATTTTGTTCTCTGGCATGAAGAACTGGCAGAAGGTGTATAGCTTCCCGGCCTTTTCTATGACCACGCAGCAGGCGGTCAGGTCCGTCGTCTGGGACAGGTCTATGCCGCCGACGCAGTAGCTGCTGCGGAAGTCCTCAAGGCTGAGGGCCTCCTGGCTGACCGCATCCACGATGTCGTAGGGAATCCAGGCCTGGGTGCTGCTCTGCTTGATGTTGCAGTATTTGGTCAAAAATTCGGCGCGCTTGCTGAGGTTCAGCCGGGCGATGGCGATTTCCTCTTTGTAATATTCCTCTGAAACGCTGACGTTCAGGTTCGGGTTGCTTTTCTTCAGTTCCTCGATGTCATCCCATTTGGAGATGTCGTCGATCATGTACAAAAGCGGAAGCAGCCGCTTTTCGTCGCTGTTGCCCAGAAGGAATGCGGTGGAGCGCATCATCAGGTCATCGTAAGGGCCATCGTTTTCGTAACCGGCCGTGGTGATGCTCAGGATGAGCGGCTGCAGTCGAGCGCCCAGCGCGGACTTCATGACTTCGTACTGCTTCCGACCTGCGGCAGCGGGCCAGCTTGCGAGCTCGTCGCAGACCGTCAGGTGCGGGTTGAAGCCGTCGCTCTTTTTGGCGTTAAAGGCCAGGGGTTTTGTGCTGCTGTTAGTGCTGGGCATATAGATGTCCGACCGGCGCTTCCGGAGGTACTTCATCAGCGCGGGCTCTTTCAGCACCATCTGGTAAAAGCCGTCATAGACCTTCGCGGCCTGTTCCAGCTTCGGGGCCAGGCAGAATATCTTCGCGCCGTATTCGCCATCGAGGAATTTTACATAAGCGATGATCGCCGAGGCGAATAGGGTTTTGCCGTTCTTTCTGGCAACGACAAGAAAAACCTCGCGGAAGATCCGGAGGCCCTTCTTGTCTACAATTCCAAAAATCGCGGCGACGCAGGCTTTCTGCCAAAGCTCCAGGGTCAGGTGATCCGAGCGGCCTTCGCTATGGCGGCAGAACCGTTCGATAAAATCAATGGCGAGCTGGGTCTTTTCCGCGTCGTAATAGAAGCGCTTTTTGTTCAGCCCCTCTACCAAATACGCGTAAATGAGCAGGACCCATTTACCGGCGACTATTTTGCCCGACTTGATTTGCTTGTAATATTCCCGAATCCAGTTGACGGGTTTAGCCACGTTTTACTTCCTGCGGCCCCTTAAGAAATCCATGAGCTCATCGCCGGTTCCGTCGCCGCCGGTGCCGGTGCTCTCATCTTCGTTCCGCATGGTGGTTACGATTTTCATGAGGGTCTGGACCGTCTGATTCGCTGCGGTGGAGGTCTTGTTATACTCTCCGATTGCCGGGTGCGTATAGACGTTTTTGCGGCCCTTGACATATTCCTTCGTGACCGTGTTACCTTCGGCTCGGATGGTCTTTTCCAGGTCGTTCAGAATTTTAATCTGGACCTGGTATCTCTTGAAGGTGGTTAAAAAGAAGAAGTTCTGCTCGACGCCGTTCTGGGCGGCAATCCGCAGGATTTCTTCCGCCATGGCGTTAAGGTCGACAGAGTTATTCAGCGCCACTCAAAAGCACCGCCCTTTCTCCGGTGGCATCTTCCCACCGTGTAATGATAACGTCCGCATATTTGGGATCGAGTTCCAGGGTGTAGCAGTTCCGGCCGGTTTCCTGGCAGGCCATCAGCGTGGAGCCGCTGCCGCCGAAGAAGTCGATTACATTGTCGCCGCGCTTGCTGCTGTTCTGGATGAGCTTAGCGCAAAGGGCGACGGGTTTCATGGTCGGGTGCAGGGCGCTCCGGGTCGGGCGCTTCTCCCGAATGACGGAGCTGTAAATGGCCTC